GATCTTGCAACAAATAAATAGCAAATATGTAAAGGAGAGAAAATTATGTTTGAATTACAATCTTGTAGAATCACCAGGAGAGAAAAAAGAGGTGATGCAAGCAATATGTTTACTGTACATATTGCATATTATGAATCGACTTTTGTTGATGAAAATAAAGAAGAGTACGTTTATCCAAGTGAACTTATTTATGTTAATAAGGTTCCATCTTTACTTGATTGTTTAAATGACACAATTAGTGTATTTTATAATAAAGATACGCTAACCCCTATTCATAAACGTATTACATTTATTGAAATTCTTAAAAAGAAATGGCTTGTACGTTTATGATGTCATGCAGTCACTCACTGAACCAAGTAAATATAACTTATTAGTAGAAAGGGAGATCAAAATATGTTAAAATCATCAGTCAAAATCACCTGCCGTCCTTATGATGGCAACAGCAATACAAAAGCTTTTATTGAATTATGCCTTGATGAAACGCTTATCATTAAAGGTATGACGCTTGTAGAGGGGTCAAAAGGGTTATTTCTTTCTTTTCCATCTTCAAAAGGAAAAGACTGGAAATACTACAACACAATTTACTCAATTGATAAGGAGTTTACGGGTCAGTTAGAGGAAGCTTGTATTAAAAAATACAATGAAGTCCGCAAGGATTCTGACAACTCAAATAAACAGCAGTTTTCATAAAAGTATAAGGTGTACTATTTAGTACACCTTTTTTTTTCAGTAAAGGAGAAATAAAATGAATATATACGAAAAAAGCGGATGGTTGGATATCCCAAAAATCGTGAATATATGTGAAAAAAACGATATAAATTTTATTTTTATCATAGGTGCAAGACGTACCGGAAAAACATATGGAATCTTCAAACACTTCATAGAGGATGTTTTTTCAAAAGATGAAAAAGTAATCTATATGAGAAGAAAAACTACTCAAATAGATTCCGTACTGATTGATACAATGAATCCTTGGATAGACATAAATCATGATCTTCATAGAAATTTCTTTTTCAAAAAGGTAAAGGGTGAAAAAAGCCGGGTATCCTTGCAAGAGATCAATGAAGCAGGAGAGGAAGTTTATCATGGGGAAGCGTTTAGTCTTACTAGTTTAATGAATAATCGTGGTTTTTCTGGATCCGGTTTTTCGGAAGGAATCTATGATGAGTTTATCCCGGAGAAGCTTGACAAAAGAATCAAAGGAGAAGAGGATGCTTTTTTAAACGGAGTAGAAACAATTTCTGCAAACCGTGAGTTACTTGGTCAGAAACCTTTTCGTTGGTGGATTGTCTCAAATAGTAATACACTTGATTCCCCGCTTATTCAGTCTTTCGGATTGCTTCCGAACTTGGAAAAAATGAAGAAGTCTGGACAGGAGTTTTCCATGTTAAAAGACCGTGGAATCATCATTATTTTGATTAATAAGAGTCCCATTTCAGAAAAGAAAAGAAAGACGGCTCTTTATAAGGCGCTTACCGGAAGTACAGAGTTTGAAAAAATGGCACTTGACAACGATTTTGCATATGATGACACAAGTTCTATAAAGTCAGAAGATTTGAGAAACTACCGATTGATTTGTGTAATTGGATCTATCGGAGTTTACGAACACAAAAAAGAAGCTAAACTTTACATAAGTGATCATATTTCCGGATCCTGCAAAGATATTTTTCCAGACAGTGAGTTGGGTAAATCACAGTTTAAATACTATTATTCATGGATATATAACTATATTATTAGTAATAGAATTTCTTATCAAAATTTGACTGTAAAATTTTATCTTGATAAAATTTTTAATTTGTGATATTTTTATTTTAAGGGAAAACAGCTACATCAACCGTCGGAAACGGATGCTATAGGGATGATTACCCGCAAGTTTTCCCTTAATTTTTTCTTTCCTACATATTTCCCTTAACATCCGTTTTTCTCAATAGAAAGGAGAAAAAACAAAAATGAAAATCGAAGAAGTAGTTGCACTCGCAAACGCAGGTTTTTCAAAATCTGAAATTCTTGGATTTGCAGGTCAGAATCAGAACCAGAATCAGAACCAGAACCAGAACCAGAACCAGAACCAGAACCAGAACCAGAATCAGAACCAGAACCAGAACCAGAATGATCTGGTGCTTGACGCTATCAATAAATTGACAGCCACCATTCAGGCTTCAAACATTCAGAACACCGGGAACACGGGGACAAATCCCCCAAGAACAGAAAAAGAAGTTATTAACGATATGATGAAAATCATGAACTAGAAAGGAAGTGAATTAAATTGGCAGTAAATAGCTTAACTCCGCAGGATGCATACACTCTTATCAATTCCGTAGCAAAGCAGGCTACCGGACGTTCTAACCTTGTAGCGACTGATACAAGTTCTTTTGTGTCAGTTTGTGAAACACTTTTGCGGACAGGGGTAGAAAACACACTGAATTCTATTTCTACAGTATTTGCGGAAACGTATTTTGCAAACGAGTCTTATACTGGTAAATTAAAGACCGTTGAACAGACAAATATTCGGTGGGGGGCTATTGTCCGTGAAATTACGTCCCTGTCAATGGACGCTGAACAGTCGGATGACTGGAATACAGAGCAGAATCCGAATACATTGGATGATGGTAAATCTATCGATATGTACAAGATTCATAAGCCGAAAGTACTTGAACTCAAGTTCTACGGCACAAAGCTTTTACAGAGATCCATCACGCGATTCCGTGACCAGCTGGCACTTGCTTTTTCAAGTGAGGGGGAATTTCTCAGATTTTACGAAGCAGTTATGATTGAGTTTCGAAATGACATAGAGACAGACCGAGAGAGTGAACGACGTGCTACCATGCTCAATTATATGGCAGGCTTATCATCTCTTGGTATGGAAGTTGACCTTGCGCATGAGTTCAACACAGAGAATGGAACACAGTATACAAGAAAACAGTTGCTTTCTGAACACCGTGACAAGTTTATGCCGTTCGTGGTTGCTCGAATCAAGCTTGATTCTGAAAAGTTGACAGAGAGATCAACCAAGTACAGATTTACGATTACAGGGTTTGAAAACCTTTTGAGATTCACCAGAAAAGAAAATCAGCGACTTATGATGCTATCATCATTCTGGATCAACTCCGAAACACAGACCATGCCGTATGTGTTTGATGATAAAAACTTACAGATTGAGAACAAGGAACTTGTAAACTGGTGGCAGTCTGCTGATAATGAGAGTGCTATTCAGATCACTCCGTCCATCATTGGATCGGATGGACAAGCAAAGCAGGCAGAAACAGAGGTAAACTTACCGTATGTCCTTGGTGTTCTGTATGATCGCCGTGCAATGGGTGTTAACTGGCAGTTTGATTATAGTTCGACTACTCCGTTCAATAGCCGGGGTGGCTACTATAACATGTATGTTCATTCCAGAAAAAACTACTGGAATAACTTCACGCATAACGGAATCCTTTATGTGATCGGAGAGGGGGCATAATATGTTAGCTGTTTCATTGAATGTTCCGGCAGGTGGTTCTATCGTAGCAAAATTACCTGTTAGAGAAGTGGGGGTTAGACGACTAATTATATCCGCACCTTATAACGGTTTGGATATAACTTATGATGGAATTATTATTTTAAGATTTAACGACTATAATGGATTTTATCAAGTAGAGTTTGAATCTTATCATGGTTTCCCAAACTCTACACATTTTGCATTTATAAACAATTCAACCGAAAATCATACAGTCTGTGTATTGATTGATTATGTACCTAATTCGTCAATAGTGAATGATTATTTTGAGAGGGATTTAGAATGATAGATACAATTTTGACCGTTTTAGGAAACTATGCTTTTCCTATCGTTTGCTGTATTGGAATGGCATACTTTGTCAAGTATATGTATGACCAGACCAACGCACGAGTTGATAAACTCAACGAAGAACACAAAAACGAAGTTGACACACTTTCTGAGGTAATCAAAAACAATACGGTCGCTCTGGAAAAGATGAATACATTAATCGAACAGATTGGAAAGTAGGTGCTATATGACAGCAAATGAACTTGTAGTGTACGCTCATAATTTAATTGGTACTCCTTATGTGTGGGGTGGCTCAACACCTGCACATGGTCTTGACTGCTCCGGATTGCTTTACTGGATCCAGAGGACAGCGGGCTCAGACGTTGGTCGATATAACGCGGCAACTTATGCAAAAATTGGTGTAAGAATTCCGGTTGGTCAGCAGAAGCCCGGTGACTTCTTATTCTTCGGTTCGCCTGTTAGTCACTGTGCTATTTACATTGGATATGGAAAAATGATTGAAAGCCGGGGCGGCCGTAAAAACACGGCAGATAACCCGGGCACAGGAGTTGTGATTTCTCCGGTAACTCGCCGTCACGATCTTGTCTGCATCCGCAGGGTATGGACAGAATACAATGAATCATTAACTTATCTGGTTGGAAAAACATACAGTACAAAAGTTGATCATTTACATGTACGCTACAGTGTATGGGGACAGATCAAAGAGTATGCACAGCTGACAAGGGACGGAATGAAACATGCATATTCCGATGGATGTCTGAAGAAAGGAACTGTAGTCACGATAAAAGAAGTCAAAAAGGATGATGACGGATCAACGTGGGTAAGGATTCCATCCGGTTGGATCTGTGCCATTACTTCAAAAGGAGATATATACGTATCATGACAGAAATAGTTTTGTACCATTTTTCGAAAAGAAAAAACAGCACAAAGCGTCCTATAGGGCAGGGGACAGAAGTTCCCTGCCTTTTAAAAACTGCAACTACATTTCAAAGTCCTACGTTTATTTTGCAAAAAGCAATGAATGATATGCTACAATTTAACTATTGCAAATGGGCTGACCACTATTATTTCATTGATTCAACTACTTCAATCAATGCAGGACAGACGGAAATAACTTGTACTGAGGACGTTTTGGCAACTTATAAAAATGAAATAGGTGAATATATATGCTTTATTGAACGATCAAATCATCAAGACACTTTGCTTGATGATCCGCTTTATTTACCCACTGAGGACTGGCAGAAGCAGGACACTATAGTTGCACAGCCAGTTAACGTATTTGTAAATGGTTATGCAGGAAATTATATCATGCGAGTCGTAGGTGCGGCAGGCGTTGAAACTTACTATGTTACGGAAAAACAGTTAGGTTTGATTGTGAGTTTCATGTACACAGCTGATAATTTCCAAGAACTGATTGAGAACGCAACTACAAAGTTTCTTTTCGATCCTGCAAAATACATTATTGATTTAAAATGGCTACCCTTTCGCTCAAGTAATTTTATTTCAATAATGAATGATGTAAATTTAGGGTACTGGGATTCCGGTGTACAGGCTTTATTGATTGGTGGTACTTCAAATAGTCCGGTGGTTCATTTTTCCTATAATCTTGAACTGACTAATCCACTTTATTCTAATACAGATTTTCGTTTTTACAATGGTAATTTTAGCCGTTACTTTGTACAACTTCCTTGCATTGGAGTTATTCCTATTGACATAACAAAAACAAATAATGGACAGTTAGTAGCGGACTACTACTTTGATGCATATTCTGGAATATCTGATGTATGGGTAAAATCTGGAACTTCTGTAATAGGACACTATCAATGTCAAATGACCGTACCGGTAAACATAGCAGGTGCAAACGTCAACATTGGCGATGCATTGATTGGTGGACTTTCCACCGTCTCTTCAGCTATGACAGGAAATGCACTCGGCGTATCTTCTGGTGTACTTAACACTATGCAATCCATTTTATCTCCGGAAGTTACAAGCATTGGTGCGGTTGGATCAGTGGGGGGAATCCTCAATAATCTTGATGCATCCGTAATCTGCTATACAAGATTAAGCACAGAGCCAAACGCTGCGGGTGAGGGATATGCAGACGGAAACAGTCGCAAGATTTCAACCTGTTCCGGCTATCTCAGATGCAGAAACGCATCCATAGAAATTAGTGGGTTTACCGGAGATCAAGAAGCAGTAAATAACTACTTGAATAGTGGTTTTTATTATGAATAATGTTTCACGTGAAACATAGAAAGAGGTGAAAAATATATGTGGTGTCCTGTTGGATTTGATAAAATCAATATCATTTCAAATTACTTCCAACCGTCGGGAATCAAGGCAGACAGTCTATATACTGACACGTTTGATCGTATGCTGTATGAGAGAGTGTGTTCTATTTTTGATATAACATACAATGCAAAATTTGACATTGACTATTTTAAGTATTGCCTGCTTGGTGGGGGCTTTATCGCGATCACATATACTGATGCATACGGACTGATTGCTCAGTATCCTGCGATCAGTGGATATGATATGTATTGCAAGCCAACGCTTGCAAGCATTAACACATATGCTACCAATGCAAACATAAGCTTACAGGATTTAAAGATTGGTAAGGATTGTGCTGTAATCTATTTACGTCCATCCAGATGCGGGATTTTTGACATTATCGGTTATTATAGTTATAAATTGGCTCTGGTAGCTTCTGCATTTGATATGAACGTATTCAACAGCAAGTTAGCTTTTATGATAGCTGCTAAAAACAAAAGTGCTGCTAAAACACTGGAAAAAGTCTATGACCAAGTGCAGGATGGTAACCCGGCAGTTGCTTATGACGTGTCAATCAAAGAAAATGAGAACGCAAACATGAGGGGGAAAAGTTCAGAACCGTTTGAATTTTTCAACAAAGATTTAAAAAACAACTTTATATCAAAAGAATTGATTGAAGTGTTTGAAAAGCTTCTTGACCAGTTTGATACAGAAGTTGGAATTCCGTCTGTCGGTTCTGATAAAAAAGAGCGCTTGAATGTTATGGAAACTGAAAAAAACGATATAGAATCAGTGACACGACTTACTACATGGTTAGAAACCATTCAGGCAGGAATTGACATGGCAAACAGTCTTTATCCAACTTTGAATCTAAACGTAAAAATCAGAGACTACAAAAAGGCAGGTGTAAAAAATGGGGATGTATAGAATTACGATAGCCGGACTTTATGAATATGATCAGACCTTATTCGACAACATGACTTTTCCGGCAGATGCTGACAAACAGAACTTTATTGACAGCTTGCTTTTATCCTATGGTGATTGTGAACCACTCTATCCGGATGGTGATTTTATGAAACAGTCAGCTATTCCGGCATGGTCAAAAAAATGGCAGGATTCCATTAATCGGGTATTTCTTGCTTTAAAGAAAGAATATAACCCAATTGAAAACTATGACCGACAGGAGACTTGGACGGATTCACCGGACATTGAGCGAAATACAGTGACAGGCGGTAGTGATACGAACACGTTAAAAGCCGGACGTGGTTCAGTCACTTCAAACAGTGGCAGTGACACTATGGAACAAAAAGTGAGTGCTTTTGATTCCTCAGATTATCAACCATCACAGGAAGAAACTACAAGCTATGGTAACTCAACAAAGTTGGAAACTTCCGGACAGGACGTAAACAGTGTTGAGTATGGGAGAACTGAAAAAAATACGGAAAAAGGCTCTACGACCCATACCGGGCAGATTCATGGAAACATAGGTGTAACAACGTCTCAGCAGATGATAGAAAGTGAATTACAACTAAGAAAGCAATCGTTTATAGATTATTGCACTGGTTTGTTTGCCAGTGACTTACTGATTCTGGTCTATTGATAGAAAAGGAGAATGCATAATGATTAGTACGTACCCTCACAGTTCCATGCAGGACATGAATTTAGACTACTTATTAAAAGTAGCAAAGCAGGCAGGAGAGGATCATAAAGAATGGTCTGACATAAAAGGAACTGCAAAAAAGCAGATTGACGAAGCAATTAAAGATTCATTAGATTCCGGAGAGATTGGAAAAGTAGTTGATGATGCAACGAAAAAAATCTTGACAGATGAAATTGAACCGTTAAAAGGCACAGTAACCGAACAGGGTAAACTGATTTCTGATCTTGCAAAAAGAGACGGTTTATTTGATTTAAGCGGCAGAACTATCATTATTGGTGACAGCTACACAGTAGGGTATACTCCGGATGGAAACATAACCCCTTGGACAGAGCACTTTTTGTATTATTGCTCTATAGACAACGTAACTATCAAAAGCAATGGTGGTGCTTCTTTTTCAACTTCCAACAACTCATTCCTTATGCTTTTGAATCAGATTAACGCTGATCCATCTGTAAAGCAGATCTTAGTTGTTGGCGGCTACAATGAGTTCGGTACTTATTCGGAAATTGAAAATGCAATCAATGCCTTTTATGGGGTAGCACAGACACGTTTCCCAAACGCTAAAATCTTTGTCGCAATGGTTGCATGGTCAGCAGACAGTACCCAGTGGAACAGGTTCAAAATTGCAAAGAGTGTGTATAACACACAGCGGAAAAATTGGATCTATCTTAATGGAAGTGAATATATTTTACACGCTGACGGATTCATGGGGTCGGACGGTTTTCATCCAAACACGACCGGACAGGAACGGCTTGCTACCTACCTTGCGGAAGCAGTAAAAACCGGGTCTTGTCATCCATCCTTTTATGATGTAAATGCAAACTTTGAAGCAGGAGATTTTACAGCAACTATTGGAAGTAGTTGGGTGTTCGTTACAAGTTACAAAGAAAACAGCAGTAATATTATCTGGAGTGATTATGTTTGTTTTCCAAACAGCGGCGAACTTATTTGTAATGGGACAGAATATTATATCGGAAGAATCTATTCAACTTCCTTTGTTGGTGATGGAAACGGCTATACCTGCTATCCAACAACTGTGATTGTAAAATCCGGATCTGAATTTTATCACATTCCGGCTCAGTTTAATTTCAGAGGGAGAGAGATTTATATTTCTTTGTATGACATTAGTGATGACAAACACAACTACAGAACCTTGACAAACGTAACACAGGTACAGATTCACAGAGGCTCAATTACAATGTAAATGTTTCACGTGAAACAAAAATAAAGGGGATGCAAATTTGCATCCCTTTTTAACTATATAAAACCTCTTTTGTCTCAAACGGCAACGGCAATCCTGTTTCCTTATCATACGGAATCGTATGATCCAACTCATACTCTGTATCGGATAAACGGATTGCACAACCGTACTCTATCTCACAGCCATCAACAACTATTTTGTTAATCCCTTTTTTATACAGGTATTCCGTTTTAAGTTTCCAACTTGGGTCTTTTTTCCAGTCGTTCGCACGGCGGTAGTTTCTGCGATAAGTGAGACTATTTCTATAGATAAAACCTTTTTCAAAATTATTTATGTCATCATCAAGACAATAAACACCGTCTTTTGGCACTCCTGCAACAGTCTGTTTTAGTTTTCCTTTTTCGCGGTAACAGTAACGCTTACTCCCCATAGTCTTAAACTCGCTGTAAATCCCGTCAAACTCAGCAATTCCTAGCGTATGTGATTCATCATTAAATACTACAGTTCCAAGTCCACGTTCTTCTGATTTTTTCATTATTTTTTCGTTATAGTCGGATAGTTTTTTCTTATCCCAGTCTGTACCCTTAACGGAATCAGTATCAGAGTAATACCAACATTTACAGCACTTCCCAAGTTCGAATAACTCAGCCTGTGCATAAGCGGTAACCCAAACTCCCCATTGGTACGGTAAAAAAGAGTTACGACTTTTGTAATACTTTTGTAACTTTTCTTCATATTCTGATTCATTTAAAATGTCAGACCATAGCCCAGTTTCGTAATCTTCTTCAAACATGGCTTGTATCATTTTTTGTACCATCATTCCGTAAATTCCGTTTAGTTCGCCTTTTGAAATCATATATAACACAGGGTCAGCATGTTTCAACGTATTCTTATGCTCAAATAATTCAATCACATAAGAGGTCAGCCAATCCGGCAAGTAGTCTTTCTTTGCTCTCATGACGTTTGAAACGTCAGCCCATTCAAAGTCATAGGCTTCAAATATGACTTGCAAATCCGGATCCGTAAAGGGATAAATGACAAGATCTGCATTAACAATTTTACCATTATCAAGGTTCAATTCCATAGCTTTCTTTTTGCTTATATTCTCTGCATCTGGAAACACACAGACTTTTGATTTATGAAAAGCAAGCGGGGGCATAGGGTGATCTTTTTTCAAACGTAATTTTTTCAGTCGGATATAGCCGAAAAAAGCATAACTTTCTTTTAAATCCATTATATCTTGCAAAGATAGCTTTGTTTCTACAAAGTTTGTCATTGGAAACTTTTCATAAACGATTCTGGCAGGGTAAGAACTTATAAAGTCGTAACACTCCACCGATTCTGTGATCAATTGATTCACATAGTACCTGTTTGCATGAGTGTAGCCGCCGTGATAGCAGGCTATAAGCAACTCGTACTGATCTAGCGTGATTTGCATTCCCAAAAAATTCTTGTGCCATTTCTTATCCTTTCGTGAACGTGATCTAGCTTGATTGCGGATAAAGCCAGTATTAGTCAGTGGAGCAGTAGCTACGTTCGCATTTCTTTGTGATAAATAAAGTCGTAGTGCTTTACAAAGACAAATCGTATCAATGCAAACGTATGTCATTTCCTTTACAGTACGTCCAGATTCCGGAGTTCTTTTCTTTTTATAGTCCCATGTACCAGTAGCTTTTTCAAGTGTCCCCATGTCCTTACAGAGACGTTCAAGAGTACGTTGAGTGAGTATGGCAGAATCTCTTATTTCAAGCCCAAAAGAATTCCATTGCATAAATACGTACCTATGTGTTTTGACTGCTAACTTACGGTCTGGAACTCCAAACTTTTCTAGCAGATGATTCCTTAAAAACATATAATCATATGACAGGTTATGTATATAAAATCGTACTGTATGCTCTTTATCGCCATGCAATGTGTCACAGATCCGGTCAATCGTATCAATAAGATTACGTACATGATTACCGTACAAACAGCAATCATTTTCTATAGTTATAGTCCAATCAGTTACCCAGCCTATATCTTCTGTATCTGAAACATACGTTTCAGTATCAATCGTTATGATTTTTTCATAAAAAGACTGGAAGTGTCCTGCGTTACTTTTGCGGATGAAATTACCGTCAAAAAGACGCATATAATCGTAGTCTTTATATGAAATTACTGGATATCCTGCTATAACCATTTTTTACCCCTTGTATTTATATTTCAATGCTTCTGCTTCTCCAGAGAATCCTAGTGACTTTGCTATGTCATCTGCTCGGTCTATGTCCGTGCGATCTCTGAACTCCTCTAATTTGCTAATTATTTCATTCATTGTGTCGCCATCACGCAAGGCTTTACCAACGAATTCTACAGCCTGTTTAGAAGAATATAAAAGACTTATAAGTTCAAAAGCATAGGACTGAAAAAAAGCACTCATTTCACTTGTATCTTTAAACTCAAGACCATATTCAGACAGCTTCTCACGTCTCTTTTTTATGATTGACTTCCAACCTGGCACTGTAGAACTTTTTTCTTTTAAGACATTCTGCATTATTTGTACCTGCTTACGCATGGAAGAAATCTGCATATAAAGGACGTTCCGATCGCTGTAATCCAAGTTTATTTTTTCTCTTATTCTTTTATTATACCCGAACTTTTTAAGAATTACATTGTAATCAGCGTATGCACCACCGGATTCAGAAGTAAATCCTGCCCTCTCTAAACGAACCATACGCTGATTTAAACGCTTAGCCAGACTTGTATAAAGTCTGGCTAATTCTTTTTCATTAAGTTTATATGGATTTATATCCTGCCCCTTGGTTGTGATTCTTTCTGTACCCTTTAAAGCCATTGCTACTCCTTTCTGAACCTTGGTGCAATCCAATCATCAGACTGTTCAAAAGTACCATCCGGGTATACTACAATACCCTTTACCCATTTCAGAAACATTGTCGGACGTTTATAGCCGGACACTTTAAACTCTCCCCAGAGACCGTTATAATCCATGAACTCTGTGACTGCATCCTCTCTCTTCTTTGCATAGTATTTATAAATAGTATTAAGCTGTGATTTACTTCTATTCATTGTATGCTCTCCTTTTTTTCTAATTTTATACTTCTATCAAGAGTTTTTTGAGCAACTTGACTACTTCCCAGTTTGTGCTTTTTTCATAATATCTTATATCTCTAAAGCAATCATAAAAATAAACTTTCCAGTATTTAGTTTTAGAGAGTTCAATTCCAACTTTTTCGATAAAATTAAGATAAGATACAAACATGATATTGAGTTTATCATCATAATCGCATCTTAACCCTTGCTTTTCAAGATCACGTGCAAGCTGTTTATAGTTCATAGTAGCTTTGTTGTAATATTGATTACATTTCATAATTTTCTCTCCTTTACATATTTGCTATTTATTTGTTGCAAGATCATAATACCAGTTTTGCATATAAAAGTCAACAGTTTTACAACAAGTATTAAAGTCAGATAGATTGATTAATTGTCAGAATTGTTTCTAATTTTCACACAATTTGGCTAATTGTCTGACAAGTTGGGGAATTTGCATGAATTGTCAGAACGAACTGTCATGCCTAGTTT